GCGCAATTTGGCGCTATCCAGACGGCGCAAACGATCACTGCCATTCCGCAGACTGCGCCGCTCGCGGATGCGCTGCTTAGGTCTGGTGGATATGTCGACAAGGATGTGGCGCCGATCATCCCGCAGGCACTCGCGCCAGTGGCCGGAGCTATGCCGGCAATGGAAGGCCGCCCGGCGCAACTTGATCCGGCCCAAGTCGAGGCGATTCAGCGGCAGTCACCTGCTGGCGCGCGCGAAGTACTTGGCTATCGTCGCAATACGTCACCGCAATTCCCGGCCAATCCTGTCCAACCAACCAACCCTGATGTCGGCGTGAATGCCGGGATCGAAGGAGGATCATGATTTCAACAGCACAATCGTATTGACATTTGCTGGCTGGTGGCAAAATTTGGATGCCTGCTGGAAAGCACGCATTAGTCCCGTAGCTGGAGCCTATCCGAAAGGATGGGCATGTTTTAAACCGCTCACTACCGCGTCACGGCGATAAGTGATCGGCTGCAACGCCGTGATGGCGTCGCATCCCGAAGATGGAGCGCATATGTCTGGTCGTAATTTGGAGTCTTACCTGGACGACGCAGAGGGTTTCTCTGCGCTGAGTGAGGATGAGCAAGCCCGGCTGATGACCGGAGGCTCTCTTGAGGGCGATACCGAAACCGAAGAGGTTGAGGAAATCAGCGAAACGCCCGACGCTGATCCGGAAGCGTCCGAGGAAGAACGTGTCGAAGCAGATCCCGTTGTGTTGGCCAAGGATGGTCAGCACACCATTCCGTTCTCCGAACTGGAGGCGGCACGGGAGAAGGCGCGGCAGCTTGAACAGGAATTGATCGAACTGCGGGCCGGCAAGCCGGCTTCTGATGTGCCGGATACCGATAGCAAATCGCAATCGGTCGATGGTATGGACGAAATCGCCGAACTGCGCAGGCAATACAAGGAAGCCTTTTTCAATGGCGACGACGCGATTGCGACAGAGCTTGAGAAGAGGATCGACGCCAAGGTGATGGAAGTTGCGATTGCCAAGGCATCCGAGGTTGTCGGTGCCCGCGAGGCACAGCGCCAGGCGCAGTTGGCACAGGAAAGAATCATCTCAGATGCCAACCAGCGCGCCACTGCCATGGTCGAGAAGTACCCGTTCCTCGATCCCGAAGGCCCGGCTACAAACCAGAAGGCCATTGATCTCGTCGTTCTCCAGCGCGACAAGTTCATAGCCGGGGGAATGACCTTTGCCGACGCCATCGAGAAGGCGGTCGGCGAGATTGCCCCCTTGTTCGAGCAAGCAACAACGACCAAGCAACAACCCGGCGCCGATGTGGCCAAGAAGGCCGCAGAGGCTATTTCCAAGGCTCAGACGAAAGTTCCGACCAGCCTTTCCCAAGTTCCTGCGGGCGCGAGAGCGCACCACGACGAGGGCGAGGCTATACGGAACATGGACATCAATCGACTGTCACGAACTTTCGAGGGCAAGTCGCCTGACGAGATCATGAAGCTGATGAGTCGGGTTCTTTGATGGACAAGGTTATTCAAGCGCAATTTTTTCCGCCCGGCGTGAGCCGCGCAATCCAACTTCAGGAGAATCATCATGGCTGAAACAGTCATCCCCTACGGCAGCCCGCAAGCTGTCAAGGTTCAATCCGCCGGCCTGTTCGCTGCAAACATGCAGCGTCAGACAACGCTCAACCGTCTTGCCGGCAAACTGCCGCAGCAGGCCGATGCCGAAGCGACTCTGCGTCGTCAATCGGGAAATGAGCTTCCCATTGTGCGTTGCCAAGACCTTTCCAAGACGGCCGGCGACGAAATCACTTTCGACCTGATCAATCCTATCGGCGGCAAGCCCATCATGGGCGAGCGTTACGCAGAGGGCAAGGGAGATCGCATGGACTTCTCGCAAGACAGTCTGCGCATCAACCAGACCCGCAAGCCGATCAATGCCGGCGGCAAGATGACGCAGCAGCGCACGCCGCATCAATTGCGTTCGTTGGCCCAGGCGCTTGGTCACAACTACATGAGCCGACTCGAAGACCAACTCAGCCTCGTCCACCTGGCCGGCGCCCGTGGTTTCGCCAATGACGTTGAATGGGCGGTTCCGCTCGCGTCCGATCCGGACTTCACCGACATCGTGGTGAACACGATCAAGGCGCCGACCCGCAACCGTCACTTCATGTCGACTGGCTCCGGTATCGAGAAGATCGTCGCTTCCGGCAACGAGATTACCATCGCCTCGACCGACGTGATGAACATCGACCTGGTGGATGCTCTGCGCACGAAGCTGGACTCCATGCCGCTGCCTCCCCCTCCGGTTCGCTTCGAGGGCGACCAGATGAGCCAGGATTCGCCGATGCGCGTTCTCCTGTGTTCGTCCGAGCAGTATACGTCTCTGGTTCGCTCGACCAACTTCCGGACATGGCAGGCCAATGCGATGGCCCGTTCGCAGATGGCCAAGCAGAATCCCTTGTTCATGGGCGAAGCCGGACTGTGGAATGGCATCCTGATCGTCAAGATGCCCAAGCCGATTCGCTTCTACGCCGGGGACTCGCTGCGCTGGTGCCCCTCCACCACGTCCAATACCGAAACTGCAACTGACCTGGTTCCGGCTGCGTTCAGTACCACTTACGCCGTCGACCGCGCCCTTTTGCTTGGCGGTCAAGCTCTGGCCCAAGCCTACGGCAAGTTCCGCCAGTCGCAGGGTTCCTACTTCTTCTCGGAGAAGGAATTGGACCACGGCGACAAACTGGAGATCCTGCTCGGCATGATCGGCGGCACGTCCAAGATTCAGTTCTTGATCGACCACGGCGGCACGGCGAAGGAATACACCGACTTCGGTGTGATCGCCGTCGATACCGCTGTGGCGATTGCCTAACCGAAAGCAAGCAGGCCGGGCAACCCCCGGCCTCTTCTGAAATTCAAGGAGAAATACCATGACTACCCTCAACACCAAGGGCATCAAGAACGGCCAGTATTCCGGCCCGAGCGGAAACGCTGTTCGGATTCGCGGCAGTTACACAACCAACGCTTCTGGCGTTGCCGCCAACCAATCCGACCTGGCGACTGCCGTTCAGGTCAATGACGTTGCTCGTATCGGCTTCCTGCCTGCCGGCACCGAACTGCAAAGCGCGGAGGCTATCGTATCAGACGCTTTTGCCGCTTCGACCACGGCCGACATCGGTTTCCTGTACGCCGATGGCGTCGATTCGTCCGCCGTCCCGCAGAACGCGGCGTACTTCTTTTCTGGCTTGGCCACGTCCTCTACCAGTCGCACCCGCGCAACGGCGGTCAATGCCCCGGTTCGCCTGCCGAAAGATGCCTACCTGACGCTGACCCGCAAAGGCGCCGCCGATTCGGCTGTCGGCATCCTCGACGTGATCGTTGAGGGCGTCTTGCAGGGCGCGCCGTAACCTTCAGCAGGGCCGGCCAACTGTGCCGGCCCTTCTTCCATTCTTCCATAGCGAGTGAAAAGACATGATCGCAGTAAAGTACGTTGGCCAGCGCGAGATTTACCGGGAGGGTGCCTATAGCTCCGGGCTGGTGTTCATGCGCGGACAGACAATCGCCGTCGAGGATGAAATCCTTGCCCGCAAATTGTTGCGCCATGCCGACGTGTATGCGCCAGGTGATGTCAGCCAAGCTGAAACGACGGCGCCCAAAACCGAAAGCCCGACCAAGGACGATGAGGACACGGCGCAGGATGCCCGCGATGCTATCGCCAACATGAACAAGGCGGCGCTCAAGGATTACGCCAAAACCCACTTCCGTGTCGACATCGACGCGCGCAAGTCGGTTAAAGATATTCGCGCGCAGGTCACTGGACTATTCGATCAGTTCGGCGTGGATTGATCCATGAATCTCGGCGACCTCAAAAACGAGTTTCGTGTCCGTGCGCAGGATACGAGAAAGCCGTATCTGTGCCCCGATAGTGAGCTTGACCTGTGGTTCAACGAAGCCGAGGGCGAGGCCGCTGTACGGGCGCGGCTGATTCACGATACCGATGAAATCCCCGTCGCCGTTGGCGACACATTGCTCGATCTTCCGTCCGGCCTGTTTGACATCCAGTACGCCGAGCTTCGCGCCGCCGATGGTGTGGCGTATGAGATTGCCAGCGCCAGCCGGCGCGAACTTGACAGGTTTCGCCCAGGCTGGCGCATCCGCAGCGAGCGCCCACGTGAATTCGTCCATGACGACAAGACGCTGACGCTCGGCGCCGTTGCCGACGCTGCCTATACGCTCTACATCGAATTCTTCCGCATGCCTTCGGGCATGGAAGATGACGAGTCGGCCCCGGAGATCAACGAATCCCACCATCTGAATTTGGTCGATTGGGTTCTGTTTCGTGCGTTCAGCAAACCGGACATCGACATGGTAGACCCGGTGCGCGCCAAGGAATCCGAGGCCGCATTCGTGTCCTACTTCGGCAAGCGCAGCAATGCAGACATTCGCCGCAGGCAGAACGCAAGCCGGCCGCACCACAATAGGTGCCACCCATGATGCTTGTGCTCGCCGGTGGCGCCCTCCACGCCGACAACGT